CAGCAACCGGATTCAACAGTTGGTCAAGACTGGTCTGTACAGGTTGTTCTGGTGCAGCAGGGTCGGGCATTTGACTGTGTACCACAATGCCAACTTTGGTATCTTTGATCTGTTGCCCCAGCGGACTGGCCACAGGAATGGCGTAAGGTATACCACCTGGTGTGCGGTTGGGCTGGAAATGGTAAGCGCCTGTTCGCTCCACGTAAGGCATTGTGGGATAATACAACAGATCTCCCTTGAGATAACCTCGGAAATCTTCAGGCACTGCTTTCTCAAAATATGGCCATATATCTCTGTACATAGGAGTCAGTGTTTGACCCCGGTCTGCTTTGTTGCCCTTGGCTGCTGCATCGCGATCGCGCTGGGCCATGATATCAGCAATTTGCTTGGGACTGGTTGCCAGTCCGTCGTATCCCACTGCTGTGGCACCGGCCTTGTCAGTGAGCACAAACTCGCCAGTGGGTTTGCGTCCAAATATCAGTGCTGGCGATCCGTCCCATTTGATTGTGACATACTGTTTGGTATTTTCAGCACTTTGCTGTATTATGTCCATGGCTTGTTTAACACCACGCAATCCAGATTTGAAAACCAAATCTTCCACGTAAGGAATTCTAGGGTCCTTGCCTTCGGTGATTATTTCGTGCTCTATCAAAGGTACCATGCCTTGATTCACAATTCGGTCACGCAATCTGGCCAAAAAGTTCACGTCGTTTTCTCGAACAATGTCAGGTTCTGGCATGCCTTGCTGCTGTAAGTATCCTCTGAAATCAGCCAATTTGGCGTCGCGCTGAGGATCGCCAGCTAGAGCAGCATATATGGATTCCACAGTGGCCAAGTCTCGAGCTGTGTGTCCAGGGCCCAGCACCGCTTGAGCCAATTGATTGGGATCTGTGCTGATCACTTGATTGGTAGCACGATCAATCACACCATTGCCGCCCACTTTTAGTCCACGAGCTTTGGCTATGGAACTCAGCAGCACATTGCGATACACGCCTTTGTAGCCTGGGCTGGTTCCGCTGCTGTAAAAAAGACCCCAATTGAACTGTTTGGGTGTGTCGTAGAAGTTGAAATCAGCTTGTACATAGCCCAACTCTGGATTGCCGCGAATGGGAGTTCTAAAGTGTAGCTCACCGGCATCTTTGATCCAGCCATCATTTTTGTTTTTGCCGCGATTGAAAATTTGCTCTTCGGGCACTCCAGATTTACGCAGCCAATTGGCCAACAGTTCAATCAACTGTGCTCGCGGTGCGTCAGCTGACAGCACAGCAAAATCCAAGTCGCCCGACGTGTCTTTTTTGCCAGTGCTGCCCAGCCATCTTGTGGGATATCCAGACTCTGGATCTTTGGGTCCAGACAAATCAAGTCCTGTGAGTCGTTCCAACCATTTCACAGTGGCTGGCACATCAGCTTGATTGATACGCTGAGTCAAGGGCTGACCTTCAGCGTTTTTGAATACGTTGCCACCTTCTGCGATTATCATGTTATAGTAAATCCAAGAGCAGTAAGCAAAGAGTCTACAGCAGCATTGCCAGTGCTAGCAAGTGTCATGTTGCCCGCGGCTTGTCTAATTGTGTTTACAAACGTCTGTATTTGTTGCTGATTCATACCAGAACTTGCAATCAAAGACCGCGCAGCCTGTGGAGTAAAAGCACCTGCACCACCGCCGCCACCTCCACCACTGCCGCCACTTTGCTGTTGTTTCTGTGTTTGGTCTCTGACCATGGACACCGCTGACATATCAACAAGTTGATTGAAAAGACCTGCTTGATTTTGCGGACTGGGATTGCCTGCTTGATCTGCTCGGTTGTTTACAATTTGATCAAGAACCTGATACAACTGAGTTCTGTTGGTCATTTGGTCAATGGTTTGATAAGCTGGCATCAAATTTTTATTCACAAACGTTCGCAAGTCATTTTTGTAGATTGCAGGGTTTGCCAAATAATTCCTGTCTTGCCCTAGCTTTCTGGCCACATAACCAGCCCATGCGCTGACTGCTTTGTTTGCTACTTGATCTACCGCACTATTGGCCATCATGTACCGATATCGATCTTTGAGACTCATACCATTGAATTGCGGGTCTCTGGCAAATATTGCGCCAACAACTGCCGAAAGCCCTTCGTTTAGCATTGGCACTTCAGCAGAATTTTTTGTTAGTTCATGAATTTGCATCAGTTTTTCTCACTGTTCTGTTGAAACGACCAGCATCTTTGGTTCTAATGGCATTGATAAATTTTCTAGTGAGATTTTCAGCCTGTTCTGGGCTGTAACTGGCTTCAATCTGTTCTATCAATCTTATAGCACCCACTATGATGTTAGAAGCCCGATTTTCAATGATGAATCTACGGTCTTTCTCAATGTACATCGAGTCGAGTTCTTCTAACAAACTACGAGTCTTTTTTTGCATGGTCACAGAAACCTTTGATTTATTTATTGGATTTTGAGTTTTGCCCAACTCCAGCAGATATTTAATCTGGTCAGTTTTTGATTTTAAATAACTGGTAAGGCAACAACTAAGGCATTTTATGACAGAACTAGAACAGATAGAAGCACTACTGAAACAATTTCGCAGACCTTGTCCAGACTCAGAACAATACCAACACAGACTAGTAGAAGAATTTGAAGTAATAGTAGCTCAACGCTTCACAGAATACTTTCTCAAAATCCGGCGTGTGCTGGATCTCAACTCAGACATTCCTCACATGACTCGTGGCTCAGCAGGCTCCAGCCTGGTGTGCTATCTCATGGGCATAACTGATGTGGATCCCATAGAGTGGAACATACCTTTTGCTCGCTTTCTCAATCCACTACGAGATGACTTGCCCGACGTAGACATTGACGTACCACATCACAAACAAGAACTGGCCATGCAGCGTATATTTGACGCTTGGCCCGGGCGTACTGCCCGCATATCCAACTATGTGTTGTACAAAGAAAAGTCGGCCAGACGTGAAGCTGCTCGCAGATTAGGCGCAAAGGGACGACTGCCCAGAGACATTGACTACAAGAAACTGGGTGTAGACGAAACTGAAGCACGCCGCATTGAAAAGAAACTCATGGGCAAAACACGCTGCTTGAGCAAACACTGCGGCGGTGTGATTGTGTTTGATCGTCAGCTACCAAAAAGCCTGTTCCGCGAAGACAATCTTATCCTGCTGGACAAAAACGAAGTTGAAGATCTGGAACATCTCAAAGTAGACATTCTAGCCAACCGTGGGCTGAGCCAGCTCATGGAAATTGACCCCACACGCATGATACACGAGTATCCCACCGAAGATGATGCCACAGCAGACTTGCTGGCTCGTGGTGATGTGCTGGGGGTAACACAAGGCGAAAGCCCGGCCATGCGGCGACTGTTTCGTGCCATCAAGCCAACATCTGTGGCAGACTGTGTGTTTGCCACGGCCCTGGTGCGTCCGGTGGCCATGGAAGGGCGGCGCAAGGCAGCTTGGTTCCGTGATTGGACTGCAGACGGTGCCAAAGAACGTGCCATTGTGTGCGAAGATGATGCTATAGAACGCATCATGAAACTGATTGGAGTCAACGCATACGAAGCAGACATGTATCGTCGTGCGTTTGCCAAAAAGAACGAAGAAAAAGTCATGGAGTTCATGAACCGGCTGGGCGATCATCCCCTGAAAGACGACATTTATAAGGAGATGTTGAACCTATCAGGCTTTGGTCTGTGTCGTGCTCATGCTGTGAATCTTGGCAGGCTGATCTGGGCCCTGGCCTATCAAAAGGCTCACAATCCTCGCGAGTTTTGGCAAGCAGCTCTCCGCCACTGCCAAGGTTCATATGCTCGCTGGGTGTACCGCAACGAAGCCAAACGAGCAGGATGGGATTTACGTGATCTGGGATTTGCTAATTGGATCACTGAAGATCCTGTAGAAAGTTTTAAAGAACATGGTGCTTGGAATTCACCAGGATTTTTGCCCCGCATGGGCGTACAAGGACTGTATTCAGAGTACTATCAATTTGCTGGCATAGTGGCCAATAGCCGAGTGTTCAAACGTGATCGACAACAGTACATTCACTTTATCACCTTAGGAGTAGGCGAGGGAGAATATGTAGATGTAATTGTGGATCGTCCAGTTAAGTACTCTAATGGTTCAGTTATTGTCGGACAAGGCAAGAGATACAGTCGTGACGGCTCTCAGTTTTTACAAGTTGATCGTGCCAATGTACAAGCCTTGTCCATTGACGACTATCTCAAGCTGCCTTAATCTTTCCCAACAACTGCTTCAACTTGGTTGACTGCACATCGGCTGTTATTTTGCCAGGTTCGTCAGGCTCAGTGGCAGTGGCTTCGCCTGGAACAATCTGGCTTTTGGCCTTGATTGATTCGTAGATTGAAGGTGCTCGCTTCTTGAACTCTTGATACTGTTCGTCTTCGGCCAGGTCAGTAATGCGCATGGTTTCAATGTTGTACTCCAAGTCAATTTTTTGCCCCACGCCCGTGGACGAGCGCGACTTCATACACTGTATTTGATACTTGCCACGTTCCTTCATGGCTCGCGATGTAAAGATACCAAACACATTGTCTGCTGTGTTGATCTTTGAGATACCACCCGATATGTGAGAGTGATCAAACTCAATTTCCTCCACAGCCGATCGGTTCAACTGCGATGCAGTGACCATCAAGATACTCAGCTCTTTGGCCAAGTTTCTCAATTCTTCTGAAACATACTTGTCTTTGACAAACAAGTCGTTGGGGCTGACCTTGGCGCTGACTGGCATCAGCAAGTCCAAGTAGTCTACCATGATAAAGTCCACTCTGTGCCCGGTCTTGATTTGATACTCTTTCAAGAACGCACGAATGTCATTGATGTTACTCTGTGCCGGCAAGGCCTTGACCTGATAGCTGCCGGCTTTTTTGCCCACCATTCTCACTTTGAGAGCCGCTGTTTCTTTGTCGCGGCGAATCTCTTTGGTGCTCATGTTGGTCAACATGGCTGCCGTACGCAGGCCAGTGAGTTCTTCACTCAGTTCCAATGTAATATAAACACCATGTAGGCCCTGCTGTACCCAGTTTAGTGCAATGTTCATCATCACAAGGCTCTTGCCTGATCCTGAACCTCCGGCAAAGATGTTGAGTTCACCTCGTGAGAATCCGCCGTACAGCAGTCGATCCAGTTGCCCCCAACCTGTGCTGACCTGTCCACCAGCATCAAAGTACTTGGAAAACATGCCTTCAGGATCAGCCCAAAAGTCTGTGCCAAGATCTTTGGTCAGCGATATCTGTACAGCATCCTTGATCAGTTTTTCTACTGGCTCAAACTCACCCTTTTCCAACAAGTCTGCTGACTTGAGAATAGCACGTTCCAGTTCTTGGCGCCGAGTAAACGCCTCAAACTCAGTCATGAACCACTCATAGTGTCCTTCATTGAGATCGGGCACAGATTCCAGTTTCACACCAGTAGTGGCTGCAATCTGTGTGCGATCCGGCAGTGTCTTGTGTTGGTCTGAATGTTCTTTGATAAATTTGGCAGCGGATCTCAAACTGCGATCAAAGTTGTCTGGATTGTAGATGTTTTGAACGCGAACATAACTGGCTGCGTCTTCCAACATCATTTCCAAAAATAGTCGTTGAACTTCAACACTGTAATCTTTAAGCATTTAACCAACCCAATTGTTTGATTTTTGGTTCAAGCACTTTGACAAACCAATTTTTATTGCCTTCGGCTCCGTGATGCCCAAGCCATTGATACTTAGAAAAATCAACAGGCTTAATGCCATCTTTATAGTTAACTGAATAATAAGTGTGATCAAAAATTATACACTCGGGCAACTGCCAAACTTTTGTCATTATATTTTTGCCAGCAGGCCACAAATCCTGATAGTGAATTGGTACAGTCAAATTGGCAATGATAAATTTGGCATTTTTAGATTTTAAAAATTGATGTAATAGATAAATTTTTTCCAAGCATTGAACGTCATGCCATTCTGCGTTGAATCTATCAGCACCATCTTTGTCATTGGTGAACTGTTCTTTGAATTGAAATTTTACTGTGTTGGTCAGACTTTCAATTACAGATATCTCTGGGTTGTTGCCAAATCCTAGGTATGATTGTTTGTTCCAGTTGGTATTTGATTTATCGCCGTAAGCAACAAATCGCACCAATGGCGGAATCCCTACAAAAAAATATTCATTTTCAAAATCAAAATTTTCATTTAAAATGATATGAATCACGTGATCAAGACTGAACCCAGGATGACTGTAGTTGTCAACTTGATTGACTGA